AGCGTAGACGTAGGACAGAATGCGGGTTATCAGGCTATAGAGCACAGCCTACCTTCAGGACAGCTTTACAACGTTAGTTTTGATACCGGACTATTCGGCGGATCAAATCCGATTCTTCGTAGGAAGGTAAACAACAATCAGGTTCCTGAAACTTGGGGACTTGGTAATGATAACAGTAATTTCGGCCCTTTTCATCAGTTCATTTGGAAATTATTTATTGGCAACACCAACGGTTCCGATGGCCGCAAGCTTGGTACCAATAACGGGGTAACCGATGCCGACTTTATTGGAACGACCGTGCGGGCTGGCGATAAGTTCTTTTATCAGGGACCGAATAAAGGGGCTGCTGAAGGCGTTGTCTGCCTCACCGGCGGTGTCGTTGGTTCTAGTGCCGTCCTTGCAGAATATGGACGAATCAATGGGGCGGTCGCTTTTGCGTCGCTGCCGGCTACTCCGACTGCTGGTCAAATATCTGCCATTAACAATTGTAGCCACCAGGTATGGGGATCAACAGCGGATGGTACAGGAGCACTTTACGCATTGGTTAACTATAATGGAACGAACTGGACCGTGATAGGAAAATAAGATGCCCAGCAAATCCGCGAAACAAGCTCGGTTCATGGCGATGATTGCTCATGACCCATCCGCCGCCAAGCGAACTGGAGTTCCGCAATCGGTTGGTAAAGAGTTCAACCAAGCCGACAAAGGCACTGGAATTCTCAAGAAGAAGAAAGGAGTGAAGAAATGAAACAAGGTCACGCCAGCTATACTGCGCCGCAGAGGAAGGTCGAGCCAAAGCCGAGGGCCGTAGACCCAGGGGCTGCCGACCAACTTGGCCAGGCCCTAGCCAACAAGCGAGTGGTCGAGAAGCTCTACTGTGGCCACGGCTACAAGGCCCCAATGGCAGGCTCTCAGACCCACAAGTCTGGTTCCCAGGGGCGGCACTGATGAGCAAGATCTACGACCTCGCAGACTATTGTGCCAACCTGATTTCAATGATCGAATTTCACGAGCAGATTGGCACAACCAAGAATCCATATCTCGTCTATGCTCTCGGGCAGGCCCACGACGATCTAGTTACAGAGTTGAAGAAGGAGAAAGAGGATGGAGAAAGGAAGAGACATTTTGAGCCAGTTCGGGAAGGACACGCCTCACTCTCAGACAGAGAGAGCGAACTCAGGCGGCGTTACGCACTTCAAGCCGCTGCCGTACAGTCCCCCAACGGGTCCAACTCGAATCATGGCAACCAACGGACCGGGGTTACACGGCGCGAACTCGGGAAACAAGAACCGTCCGGCAAGTGACGATGGCGATGCTAGCGTCCTATCGTCTGGAACGAACCACGGTAACTGTGGCTCGCAAGGGAGGTACTAATGGGTAGAGAGATCCTCGGTTATACCGGCAAGCCTGGACCTCAGAAGCCTAAGGCTGGCAGCGGTGGTGTGGAGAGTGCTAGGGACGTTCGAAGCTATCGCCCTCCGCAGGGCCCAACCAACATTGGCGATCGAAAGAGTCCTGGCCTGCACGGTCATAACCATGGCAATTCGCAGCAGGCTAGCTGTGGTAGCGAAAGCGGTGGTCCTGGCCTTGGTGGTAGCCGAAAGCCCCACGGTAGTCAGCGGTGACCACCACCACTGACATCGTCAATCGCGCTCTACAGGCGATTGGCACTCGCACAACTGTGACCGCATCGGAGCTTGCTAATAGCAGCTCCAATGAGGCCATCCAAGCCAACCTGCTGCTAAACGCGGATCGCGATGTCTTGCTCAGGATGGCGCCTTGGGACTGTGCGGGGAACTTCACCAACCTTACCTATATCTCCTCGGTCCCAGGAACCCCTGAGAACCAAGGCCCTCAATCCGCTCTGTGGGCCAAGGGTCAGCCCGCACCGCCTTGGGCCTACGAATACCAGTATCCGATCGACTGCCTTCGTGCCATCTACATCATCCCCACCTTCCAAACCGGCTTCGCTAGCGGCGTGCCAATCACTACCGCCGTAACTGGCGGAGCCCCTGCGTTCTGGATGGGGCCGCCAGTCAAGTTCAAAGTCGGAATCGATCAATTCTATCCCGTAACCGCTGCTACAGTTTCGGCTGGAGGTAGTGGCTATGCCATTGGCGATGTCATTACACTGGCTTCTGGCTTGGTTACTGCGGCTCCGATTGGTGCTCCTGTTCAGCTGGTTGTGGCTACTCTTAGCGGTAGCGCTGTTGCCACTGTTACTGTCGTTAACCAGATCCAGGGCGAAGCGACGCCATTGGGGGGCAGCTACTTCTTACCGCAGACGAATCCAGTTGCGCAAGGATCTACCACTGGCTCAGGAGTTGGAGCCACCTTCAACCTCACCTTCGGTCCCCAAGGGGACCAGCGAGTCCTCTTAACCAACCAAGAATTCGCCACCCTCTATTACATCCGCCAAGTCACCGACCCCAACGTGATGGATCCGATGTTCCTGGAGGCTTGGTGGTCGGTCCTTGGTGCTAGATTAGCGATCGCTCTATCAGGCGATAAGGCCTTAGCCAATCTAAAGATCGCCGAAGCCAACGCCATCATCGCCGAGGCCAGGAAGGCCGACGCCAACGAAGGTCTAACCATCAACAACGTCACACCCGACTGGATTCGCACCCGCGGAATCTTCTACAACAACTGGGAATACAGCCCAAGCTCAATGACCTTTGAGTGGGGTCCACTCCTTGGGGCTTATTAATGGCTCAGCCGGTAATTCAACACTCTTTCCATGCTGGCGAGTGGGCACCTGCGCTCAACGCCAGGGTGGATTTGCAGAAGTACCATTCTGGTGCTGCGCTGCTGCGCAATTTTTTCGTGGATTATCGTGGGGGCGCTAGCTCCTGTCCTGGTACCAAGTACATCCTTCAGGCTTTCAAATCCTCGTCGAAGGTTCGATTGATTCCTTTTCAGGCATCATTCACCGTTAATTACGTCCTCGAATTTGGTGATCTCTACATTCGCTTCTATAGCAATGGAGCGCCAGTTCTCGAATCGGCTCTGAACATTACCGGCGCTACCAAAGCCAATCCCTGCGTGGTTACAGTTGCTAACTCTTACAGCGCTGGCGATTGGGTCTTTATCACTGGCGTTAGTGGAATGACCCAGCTGAATGGCAACTATTATCGGCTTTCAGCTGTATCTGGCACCACTATTACCCTTGCCGATCTAAATGGCGTAGCTATCGACTCCACTAGCTATGGTACTTGGACAGCTGGCGGTACGGTTCAGCGAGTCTATACCCTTCCATCCCCGTATTCCGCTGCCGACCTGTCGCCAACCTCTACCAATCAGGGCCTAAAGCTCGCTCAGAACGTTAATACCATTGACATTACCCATCCAAGCTACGCTCCTTACACCCTCACGCTGATTTCGGCCACGAACTGGACCTTGTTACCGATTGTGTTTGGCACGACTATATCCACTCCTGGTGGCGTTACTATATCTGGCGCTGCTGGTACTAACCACCACTTCGCGTATGTCGTTACAGCCAATGATGTGAACAATCAAGAGTCGGCTGTATCCTCTGTCGTAACGACGAGTGTTGATAACACTGATGGAAGAACAATTACAGTTTCTTGGTCACCAGTGTCTGGGGCACAATCGTACAACATTTATAGAACGGCCGACGACACTACAAATACACCAATTACTGGAGCTGCATTTGGCTTTCTGGCTTTTACGAAAGCTACGTCCTTCGACGATAGCTTTGGAGTAGGGGTTCCCAAACTAGCAGTGGACTTCTCTCAATCACCGCCTGTCATTAATAGCCCATTTCTTGGGGCTGGCGTCGATCATATAATCGTTACCGCTGCTGGTGCCTATACAACTGTACCATCCGTTACTATCGGCGCTGCACCAGCTGGTGGCCAGACTGCGACGGCAACTGCGGTTTTGGGAATTACTGTCGCTACTGTTAATGCGACGACTAATGAAAGTCCTTTCGCTGTTGGAGAAATCCTTACTGGCACCGACGCTGTTGGTGGTGCGACGTTAAGAGTTCTTACTATAGATGGCGGTGGCCATGTTCTCACGGCTGCTATTGTTAATCAAGGTGCCATAACTAGCGGATCTACGCCGAGTAATCCACGAGCATTTAGTAATAGTCTTGGCAAGTTTCGTACGTTTGATTTA